ACGGGCGTACTGCTCGATCGACTCCTTCATCAGAAACGTCGCCACCGCGAGGCCGTCGGCATCGGCTTCCTTCGCGAGCTGGCCCGCCTGCTCGGCGCCCTCGCACACCGTCCGCAGGATGTTCTGCATGGCAATGAGCCGCACGATGATGTCGGCCCGCTCTTCGTCGGTCATTACACTCGGCGCCACTGCCCGCCCTCCTTCTCAAACAAGGTCGGCCACAGCCCGGCCCGTCGGGCCACGAGCAGCATGTGCGGATGGAAGACGGCGACCGTCGGCTCGTAGTCATGGAGCACCGACGAGTAGAGGCCCGATGCCGCGAAGGCCGCGATGCCGCGGCGGCGGTACTGAGTGGCGACGAACGCTTCAAGCGTGCTGTAGAGCGTGTCGTCTACTAGCCACCGCTCCGTCCGCGCCCAGCCGACGATCTCGCCGTGATCCTCGACTAGGGCGATATGGCCGTCGGTGGGACCGGGGCGCGACTCGCCGTAGAGCCAGGACGTCAGCTTCCTACGGAAGTCGCTGGCGGGCTTGGTCAGGTGGTCGCGGACGTAAAACGCCGTCGGGGTCGCCAGTTCGGCGGCGGCGAGGATGGTGCAGGTCATGCCACGGCCCTCGCAATCCTCGCCTCGGCGATCTTGGCGTACTCAGGATTCAGCTCGCAGCCAATGCCGCTGCGGCCCATCCGGGCGGCCACGGCCAGCGTCGTGCCGGAGCCGGCGAACGGGTCGAGGATCGTGTCGCCTGGGTTGCTCGAGACGCGGATGATTCGCTCGACAAGCTCCTCCGGCAGTTGCGTTGGCACGCCGGCCACCCGCTCGCGGAACGTGCCGCAGACGCGGTTGACCTGCCAGACGTCGCCCATGATCTTGCCGGCAGGATTGGCCCGCTTGTCGGCGTACTTCGCCTGCCGCGCAGACGGGATCGTCACCGCCTCTGCATTGAACGTGAATCGCTTCTGATTCTTGACCGCGTAGTAGATTGGCCGCGAGCACCGGCCAAACTTCTTCTGGCAGTAGACGCCGAATGTCTCGTGCCAAGTGATCCGGTTGCGGACGGTCATGCCGGCGTTCTGAATGGCGATGTCGATGAACGCGCCGTATTCCTGCCCGCTGATGATCCAGAGCGACCCGTGCGGCTTGAGCGCCCGATAGCACCAACCGATCCACCGCTCGCACCAGAGGTCGTAGTCGCGGCGGCGATCAGAATCCGGGCCGTAGCCGTAGTCGATTCCGATGTTGTACGGAGGATCGGTGACGACGAGATCGACGCTCTCTCGCTCAAGCGTTGGCAGGGACTCAAGGCAGTCGCCGGCGAGGATGGTGCAGGTCATTCACCACCCACCCTTCAACGGCTTCGTCCGAAAAAACCCGCGATACTCCGGGTGCTCGTCCATGAACAGCCGCGCGTAATACGCGATGAAGTTGTTGCTGATCTTGAAGTCACCGCCCATCGTCTCGACCGTCGTCTCCCAGCGGATGCGGTTCACGATCAGCCAGGCACTCAGCTTGCGGTGGCCGCGGTCGATCGCCTCAAACGTGAATCGCTTGAACAGGTCGTAGACCTGCGGGTTGGCACTGTGCCAATCCAGCCACCGCTGCCGCTCTGTGGAGATTTCGATGAGCATCACTTCCCCATCACCTTCCTAATCCACTCGCGAAACAGGCTCACGCGGGTATGCCCCATCTCCTCGCCTCGCCGACTACGAAGCGGCCCTTTGTCGTTCATCGTGAATGACGCGATCCCGACGAGCCGGCCATCCCGGCCAGCCGAAAACATCGGCCCGCCGGAGTCGCCGGGAGAGATGCAGAACTCCAGCGGCGACGAGCCGCCAGCCGTGCAGACGATGATCCCTCGCTCATGCCGCTCAACGACGTTCGTACCAGCCCGCAGGCGGCCGTCGGAATCCGTGTAGCCTGCCCCAAGCCGCCCATGCAGGCCGTAGCCGGCGAGCGTCACGGTGTCGCCGGGGGCGGCGTCCTGCTCTGTAGCCAATGGCGGGTAGTAGGCGAGGCCGAACGGCTCGGCCACGCGCAGGAGGGCGATGTCGTTCCAGCCGAGTTTGCCAGAGTCGAAGTCGGGGTGGACGACGATCTCGACGGCTTCGTGCTTCTTGTCGATCACGGCACAGTCGGCGTCGTGAACCACATGGCCGGCCGTGATCGCCCAGTGGTCGTCGATGACCGTCGCCGTCGCGTAGGCCACGCGGCCGTCGGTGCCGGTGACGGCGATCCGACGAGCGTAGGGGGCGAAGGACGCGGCGTATTCGACGTATGCCGCATCCGGTATACGTTCATCCGTCGTGCCGGCGAGGGCAGCGGCGGAGAGGCCGACGAAGGCGATGAAGGTCTTCACTTATCCCTCGTCATGTAGGGGATCAGAGTCGCGTAGACGATGGCCCCGGCGATCACGAGCACCGTCGCAGCGTTTGCCCAGGTGTGGAGCGCGGCGTCGAGGTTCATCGCTTCACAAGCTCCGTGCGGACGATTTTCGTCGTCTTCGGCGCGACGATCGCCAGGCGTACCGCCCCGTCCACCACCCGCGTGACGATGACCTCGATGTCATCGCCGATCTTTATACGCTCCCCGCGCTTTCTCGTCAGAACGAGCATGGGCTGACTCCTTTCAGCGAACTTGGTAGTACCGGCTTCTGAGGTGACGTTCCTCGTCACTCCACTGCTTTTGCAGCCGCTTGCAGGCGACGAGAATCTCAAGCGGTTTCGGGTCCGGCGCCCGCACACTGGGGCCGCCGCGGTGGCCGAGGTTTTCTTTCAGCGACGTCTTCATCGGACACTCCTTTGTCGTGGTGAGTAGGCTATCGTTCCGACCTGCTCTTGGCAAGCCACGTTTCGCAAGCGGCTTTTACGGCTGGCCGCTTGTGCTCTTTTGCCGCCCAGACGACGTACTCAAGGCCGCGAGGCAGCGCCACGGCTTCGTCGATGGACAGTCCGCTGAACCGGCCGTCGCGGAAGACGAACTCGTCTTCCTTCGGCTCGAGGTGGCCCTTGACCACCGGCACCCACTGGGCCGTATTGCAGAAGGCACACTGGATGAGCCACTCGCCGTGCTCCTCGTGGAGGATGTCATGGGCGGTGCCACGGCAGGTGCTGTCGGCGCATTCGTGGCCTTCGTCGAGGGTGCCGAGGGCTTTGATGGCCCGCGGGGCCGTTTGCCCTATAAAAGAAGGCGTTTTTTGAGGCTCCTGCTTGGGCGCAGGGGGGGTGCCTCCATTTGCGTGCGCGCGCGCCTTTCTCGTCGGTTCTTCGGGCTGAATGTCGAATAACAAACTCATAGCGCGCAAACCTCCCGATCTACGAGGCTAGGAAAAACATCACTGCCCCACACGCGAGGGCCGAGGTCATACAGTTTCTTTGATACGAACACGCCGTATCCGATGAGCATTCTGGCTGTTGCGAGCGGGCCATCGGCCGCCACCATCCAGTCTGGAAGCTCGCCGATGCGAACTCCGCACCGTCGGACGACCCAGCGGTTTCCGTAGCGGCGAACTTCGTATTCCCCTTTTGGGTCAACTTCACACAGGTAAAAAGAAATTGGAATGTCAAGACTCATCGAAATAGCCCCCCGGAGGCCGCGCTGACTTCATCTGGGTATTCTCCGTCGGCATCGACATACCCTATCGCCAACAGCTCCGCCACAGAATCGTTTGCTAGATGAGACGGATCGTCGATTTCGCACACTATTGCATTTCCCACTAGGCTCCATGACGAAATCTCGCCGCTTGTAAGCCCCGAGATTGGACGCCAAAAACTCGGCGTCGGAAGATCAACCCAAGAACCGACCGGAAGAATCGCCGGCATTGGCATCTTGATCCACAATTCGCCCATGTAGTCGTCCTCAAGCCTGTCGGCTGAGTGTCGCGCGAAACGGACGCAGCACCACACGGAAAAGAACGGAAAACTCATCGATTCGGCAAGCATTTCGGCGTCATCTTTCATACGGGAATCTCCATGCGGTAGCGTTCACGGGGGTCATGGGCAATCACCAGCTCGTGCTTCGCCCTGGTGCAGGCGACGTATTCGATGCGGCGTTCCTCCGCGAAGCGGACTGGATCGTCCTCTTCGCCTTGGCGAATCCGGCGGCCGACGCTGGAGAGCAGCACGACCTTGCTGGCCTCCTGCCCCTTCACCGAATGCACCGTGCCGATCCGAATCTTCGGGTTGCTGACGGCCTCGACGCCAAAACGCTTCGCGGCCCGCACCCACTTCGTGCCGCCGTCCGGCAGGCCGCTCCACGCCCCGGTGGCGATAGCGTCCCGCAGGTGGTCGGTCGCCCCGAGCAGCGACAGGTCTTCCGGGTAGATGCGGTCGAACTGGTCAGACAGCCCCTTCGACCACCGCGACTTGCTGCCCCGTTCCAGCCACGTTCGGCCGTCCGTTGTCTTGGACGGTAGCATATCCAGCACGCAGGCCCACTGGTCGCCCGAGATTGCCTCTCCTTGCTGGAGCCTCCAAAGGCCGCCCATGCCGAGGTCGCGGTTGTAGGCTCCGTCCTTCGCCTTGACCCGACGAAACGGCATCCCGAGGTCTTCGAGGATGTGCTGAATCCTCGCGACGTTCCGGTTCGTCCTCGCGACCACCAGCGTCTCGACGTTGGGGTCGAGGTCTTGCAGATCGTCCTCGTAGTTCTCGCTTTCCACGACTTTGCCGTCATGGTCGGCCGGCGCGATCCCACGATCCCAGTAGTCCGGCAGCCGCTGAAGGCACCGCTCGCCGACCGCGAGAATCGCCGGGGCGCACCGCCATGACTTCGGCATGATGTGCTGTTTCGCGACATCCCAGCCCATGAAGTGACTCGCGCTGGCCCCAGCCCACGAATAGAGAACCTGGTACGGGTCGCCGAGGAGCCAGGCCCACTTGCAGGCGTCGCCCGTCACGAGCCGCCGGCAGGCCATATCCAAGAGTTTGCTGGCATCCTGGGCCTCGTCGAAAATCCAGCCCACGACATCGTGCGGGATCGTGCCGTCGGGATCGACCTCCACCGGCCCCTCTGCCGGGTCGAACCGCAGCCCGACGAAACGACAAAGCATATCGGTGAAGTCCATGCGGGCGTCGAGCCTCTTGGCGGCTTCGTACATCTCAATCCGCTTGATGACCTCGTCGGCCGCCGGAGCCTCCGGGTCGGCGTCGGCCTCGACCACCTGCCGCAGCGGCACGACCAGATTCCGAGCCAGGCTCCAGTAGTTCAGGCTCGCCGCCGCCACGGGGTCGCCGGCGTACAACCTGACGCCACCGTCGTCTTCGTCGAAGCAGCTCGCTACATCGCTCCCCAGAGCCTCGGACACCCACTTATCGTCTTCCTTCGTGCCGCCAATGATCTCGCCCTTGGACACCCCTAGGACGCGATAGGCGACGCTGTGGCAGGTCTTGAACCACCCGTGCCGCTCCAGGTCGGCCGGATTCATCCCCCAGGCCACGGCGGCCCGCCCGGCGGCCTCCTGCCGCGCCGCCCTCGTGAACGACGAGAACCCGAGCACGAACGGGTTCCCGTTCACCTCTGGCCGCTCCAGAGCCTTCTCCAGAATCCCGATGGCACGGGTCGTTTTCCCCGTCCCAGCCCCCCCAATGTCCCTTGCAGCGATCATTTTGGCCTCCTTTGCCTGTTTTTGGACGGTTGGACGGTCTACTCCAAAAATCGACCGTCCACACCTAAGTGCTTACGCTTCAACGACTTCTATCGCGCGGACGGTGGACGGTGAGTGATTTTCAATTTTTGAAAAAACCTCATCGGCCTCCCCCTTTACCGTCCATTCATTCTCATCGCCCGACGCCATCGCCTCGAGGGCCGCGACCCACTCCTTCGTGAAGACGACGTACTCGAGCCGGCCCGACTGGAATCGGTGCCGCCGGTGGTCGAAGTCCTTCGCCCCCATCGCGTCGAGGAGCCTCATGCGGAGCTTGTTCCGCTCCCCCGGCGCGACATCGTGCATCCGGCCGATGTCCTCCCAGACCTTGCCCCACTGGAGCCAGAGTTCGTCCGGCGTCACCCAGCACGGGCGGCCCGACTCGTTCGGCTCCGGCGCCTCCTCGTTTCGCGGCTGCGTGGCCTTCTTGATCACCTGTATGCAGTACCCAGCCAATTGGGCGTACCGCAGGCTTGACGAGCCGACGTAGATGTTGTCTTCCTCGTTGTTCCTCTGGACGAGCTGCTCCATGAGGCCGGGGATGCTCTGGTTCCCGGTCTTCTTGGACGCCTCGATGCCCTTCCAGATGCCATGCCACTTGCCGGCGTCACCGTCGAGGATCACACGATGGGTGGCCGTGAACACGGTACTCGCCACCTTGGCGGCCGACCGGAACGTGTCGAACGTCATCTGGACGCGACCGCGGCACGGCGTGTTCTCCCATGCCGGGACACAGAGGATCACCTCCGGCGGGTCGCCCTTCACGAACTGGATCGACCAGTCGCCGGGGCTGTATGCCTCCACGCCGCTGACGTCCATTCGCTCCAGGCCGTGCGACTGGTAGCCGCTGGCCGGCGGCAGCTTCTTGTCATCGCCGTCGATGATCCGATCTGCCTCGGCCTTGACCGACGCATCCTCGAGGTCAGTCGGAGACGGAACCCAGCGGAGTTCGTGATGCTTGCGGCGGTAGTGCTCGAAGCATGAGTTGATGATTTGCAGGCACTCTTTGGTGCTCTTCTTCGGCTTGATGTATTTCTCGTTGGCGTCTTGTATCTCCTTCGTCAGGATCGCCCGCCGGTCGGGCCGCAGCGGGTCGCGATCGTTGACGATCTTGTTCCACGCCCAGTAGAGGAGAGCCTTGTGCCGCCCCTCGCCGTCGTGAACGTCCCTGAATACCAGCGGCCCGCCGCGCGTCGTGAGTGCGCCGCCGCCGTTGCCGCCGCCGTCGTAGTTCACGATCTGCTTGAGCAGCTCCTTCGGCGTCTCGGCGACCTCGACTTCTTCTATGGAGAGCCCCGGCTTCCAGGTGTAGCGGACGCCAGACCAGTGCCACGACGGCGGCATCACGCTCTGCATCTGGCTGCCGCCGCCGCCGATGCGGCACTCAAGGCCGCCCGGCTCGGCCTTGGTGATGCTGTCGAGGCTCTTGTCCCACAGGGTCATCTGATGCGTCGATCGCCCGCTCGTCCACGACGGCGTCTCAAGACGCTCTAGCCCGAGGGACTGACGGTAGGCCGTCGCCTCTGGAGAGTCGTCTTCGTTGTCGATCACGCCAGAGCCGGCGCCGAGAACGACGCCGACGTTGAACGGCTTGCCGTCATCCCAGGCGAGGATGTCATCCTCCGTTCGGGCATAGCGGTCGCCCCAGTTCGTGCCGACGGGGTGCTTGCCCGCGCTCCGCGCGCCGGACTTGCCCACGGCACACTCCGGGTTGCCGCAGGTGCAGCGGCCGTCGGGCCAGATGCCGTGCAGCCTGACGATGCGCAGCCCCTTCGAGAGGTAGATCGCGCACCACTTGAATGTCTCATCAAAGTCGAATTCAAAAGCCATGCCGAACTCCATTTCGCTTAGTTGAAGAATCCCCCGCGGAGCCGGCTCGTCGCCGGCCCCGCAGGGGCTGTATCCCGCCCAACGACCGTGCGGTGGAAAGGTGGACCGCAGAGGGCTCGTCAGACTTCCGGTGGTTACACGCCACTCACGGCTAGGCGGCCGGGCAGTCCCGATGACGACTGCTTATGGGCCGCCGGCCCGGCCGCTGGATCACTCGTCCTCGTGGGCATCGACGACGACGGTCGCCCCGCTGGGCGGCGCGTTGAACATCCGCCGCAGCGGCTCCGTGTAGGTCACGCGGGCCACCTCGGCCTGCTCCGGCGTGACCGTGCCGACAAGCCGCGGCACGATCTGGGAGTAGGGCTGACCGCCGCTCGACTTCACCTTGGTCAGCTTGAGGCCGACGACGCAGGCGTAGTGGAAGTCCGGCAACCGCTTCGTGAACGGCAGGAAGCCGCGCAGCGAGCCCGGCCCGATCGTGACGAGGAGCGGCCACGTTTCGCCCTGACGAAGGATCGCCAGGACGCGGCTCTCCTTCACCTTCTTCCCGGCACCGCTCTTCCCAGAGCCGTAGCCGAACTCCGGCGAGGCCGAGAGCGCGGCCCAGTCGTAGCGACGGTCGCCCACGCGGAACTTCTCGAGTGCCTTGGGGTCAACGTCCCCCAGGTCATCGCTCACCCGGTAGCCGACGAGCAGGTCGTTGCTCACGAGCACCGGCCGCATCTCCGACGGGTCATCCTTCGGCCACAAAGTGCCTTTCTTCCCGATGGCGACGAGGAGGCCGACGATCTCGTCGGTGCTTTCCACGTTGCCGTTGTTGTCCACGTTCCAGGTCACGCCGCCGCCGGCCGGCGTCGGAACCTTGATCAAGTCCTGCTCCGACATCGGCTCGCCGTCGAGGTTGGCGGCGATGATCTTGGCCTGTCGGCTATCTGCCGCCAGGGCCGGGTAGTCAACCGTCTTCACATTCGTGCTAATCGCAGTGCTCATGGCTTTCTCCTTGAGCGTGTAACCGATCCAGAAACCACCAGCCAGCGGCAACACGCCGCCGGCTGGAATCAGCCGACCGTCACATGACGGAGCTTCGGCTGAACGAACTCACCGACGAGCCCCTCAAAGGGCGTGCCGGCCGACCAAGGCTGGCTGGCGTCCCTGCCAGCCTCCTTGGCCTGCTCCTTCAGAACGGCCTTCAGCCTCGCGGTGTTGACGCTCGTCAACTGTGCGAGGCATCCGGCCTTCTTCGCGGCCTCCATGACCGCATCCTTCGTGCCTTCCGTGACCGAACAGGAGTGCTCCCACTCCACGCGCCAGCTCCGTCCGGCGACCCGAACTCCGTCGAGCCGTTGCGTCTGCATTTCCTCGACCGCGAGTTTTTCCAGATGCGTGCGGCGCTTTTTCAGCGTCTCAGCCTGGGCGTCGAGTTCCTTGATCTGACGATCCAAGTCGGTGATCTCAGCGAGCACCGGCTGTAGTGTTGTGTCGGCTAAGACCTCTGATGATTGCATCGACAACCTCTTTTCTCTCACGAAGCGCCTCGTACACGCGGCCGTCCACAGTGGACTTGCCATTGATCGTCGCGACGAGGTGATAGATGAAGACCTTCTTTTCCTGGCCTGGGCGGTGCAGGCGGGCGACGGCTTGCTCGTATTCCGCCAAGCTGTAGCCCAAGCTGTAGAAAAATGCGTAGCAGCAATTCCGCTCGCCGCAGCGGGTCATATCCACGCCGATGCCGCCCGACTGAATCTGGGTGACGAGCGTGTTCGTCTTGCCGGCCTGCCAGTCGGCCAGTTCGTTCGCCTGGCCCGACAGTTCACTGACGGTGCGGCCGTCGGCGATCGCAGCCGCCTTCGCCGCGGCAAGGTCAGAGGTGAAGCGGCAGAAGACCACGAGCGGCTCGTCGGAGGGAAGGTCTTGTAGTCTATCAGCGAGAGTCGCGGCCTTGGCCGGATGTTCAGCAATTCGCTTCGCAGCATCCTCGCCGTCGAACCGTACAAAACCGCCGCAGATTTGCTGGATGCGGAGGAGCTGGACGAGTGCGTTCGCCGGCGTCACCGTCCCGGCCTCGCAGACGGCGCAAAACTCAGTCTCCACCTCGCGGTAGAGTTTCGCCTCTTCTGGCGAGAGTTCGCAGGGAATGTCTTCAAACGTGATCGGCGGGAGGTCGAGAACATCGCACGACCGCACATGATGCGTCGTGGCGGCGATCTTGGCGTGGGCCTGCGGCAGATTCTTGTAGCCGACGATGAAGTTCCGCCCCGGCGGCATCACGGCGTAGTTTGCTTTGTGGAGCGTGTAGGAGGTGCCGAACGTGCTGCATTCCGGCGATTCGACGCTTCGATAGATCGCCCAGGCGTCGAGGATCGAATGCGGAATCAAAGTGCCAGAGAGCCCAAGCCGCTTCGCCTGCGGGTTCGCCTTCGTCATCTTCCCGGCCCAGCGGCTCGCCACGCCAGACGCGGACTTGAGCCGGTGAATCTCGTCCCAGACGAGGAAGTCCCACTTGGCCTTTTCGATCCCCTTGATCCGCCAGACCGACTCGTAATTGCAGACGACGATGACCGGGCTTGAGTCGGCCATCGCGGCCTGAAACGCCTTTTCCTTCGCGGCACTCGATGCCTTGTCGAGGGCGACGACGCGAATGTGCGGCGCCCAGAGGCCGACCTGCTTCACCCAGGCGGCGATGACGGCCTTCGGGCAGCAGACGAGAATTCGGCTGCCGCCGTGCTTTTCGAGCCACCGCTTGATGAATTCAAGCGTCGTGCGGGTTTTGCCAGACCCCATGCCGTGATGCCAAATGGCCCACGACCGCGTCCATGCCCACAGTATTGCGTCTTCTTGGTGCCGCCAAATCGGCATCGCTCTCTCCTCCATGAGGTGCGGGGAGAGAGTAGCGGCTCGTTACCTACAAGACAAGACCACCCTACTTGGATTTTTTCGTGCGCGGCCTTCCACGCTTCGTTCCTGCGGTTTCTTGGGCCTTGCTCGTCTTCGCCCGCTCGAGGCACGAGCGGCGGGAGACGATCCAGTTCCTCGCGCCCATCCGCTGCCCCCGCGGGTTCCACGGGCGGCGGCCGATGATTTTCCCGGCTTCGACGAGACGAGGGAGCAGGCTGATGTGGACACCTAGGATCGTGCTGGCCTCGACGAGCGTGATTGCGTCGTCGAAGGAAATCGGCTCTTTCACGGCCTTGAGCCGCCGCACCGCCTCCGGCCGCAGGTGCAGCCACGCCCGCGGGCGCCGCTCAGTCTTGCCCCCGCGGGCGGCAGTCTTTTCCTCGTAGTCCTGGTAATTCGCCTCGCACTCGGCCCCGTCGTAGATCGAGACGAACCTCGTCGGCGAGTCGGAATAGGCAGACTGCGTCACCGTGCGGGCCGTGAGCACGCCTTTTGCGACGAGCTTCTGGGGCTGGCCGAAGTGAACCCCCATGAGGCTGGCGGCCTCGTAGGAGCCGAGGGCTTGGTCGTAGTATTTCTTTGCCATCTTTCCCAATCCGGGTAGGTGTCCGTTTCCTCGCAATCCGCAGGAAATACTACACTTCTCGGTTGGGGTTGAAAATTCTAGTGGAGGCGAGAACACTTGAATGCCATCAGCGGAATAACCCGCACACCTTCAAGGAGGATGTACCGATGGCGCAAAAGAAATTCGTTGTGTGGATTCACTGGTCTGACGGCGATGTGACGGACACCGACGAAGTTGAAGTCGTCGCGTCCAACCGGCCAGCGGCGGTCATCAAGGCCGTGTCGGAGTGGAGTGAGACTCAGTTGCAAGAGTGGCCGTCGTGCCAGATCGAAGAGATAGAAATTCCGTCCCGAAGCAGGCTGCTCGGGTTTGCCTAGTTCGCAAGGAGGTGGCACCTTAGTGGGGGGCTCTCCACCATGATGTCGCTTCAAGAGTTGCTAGTCGGCTATTACGCCCCGCTCAAGGGCATTTCCGACCGCACGCTCCAGTTGTACGGCTACACAATCGCCAGCTTCAGCGAGTTCTTGGGTCGCCCGGCCACGGTCGCCGACTTCGAGGAGTTGCAGGTTGCCAGGTTCCTGGCTCACCGCGTCCGCACCCGCGAGCCGGCGACGGCCGCGAAGGACCGGGCTCAGTTACGCGCCCTCTGGGAATTCGCGGCCCGCCGGAAGCTCTGCGACACTTGGCCGACGATCCCGCTGATCCGGGTGCCGGAGCGGGTGCCGGAAGCCTGGATGTCAGACGAGTTCCAGAGGCTCGTCAATCAAGCCTCGCTCGAGCGGACGAGCGTGGCCGGCATCCCCGGTGGGCTCTGGTGGGTCGCGATTCTAAGACTCTGCTACGACTCTGGGGAGCGTATCGGCTCGGTGATGCAGTTGCGGTGGAAATACGTCCGCGGCTGCACGGTCGTGTTTCGCGCCGAGGGGCGTAAGGGCTGCCGGCGTGACATTCTCCGCGAGATCAGCGTCGAGACGGCCGACGCCCTCCTCGCGATCAAGGGCGACCGCGGGCCGGACGACCTCGTCTTCCCGTGGGGCTGCGGCCGAGGCTACGTCTGGAAACGGCTTGAGATACTTCTGAAACGGGCCGGCCTGCCGTCGGGCCGGAAGGACAAGTTCCATAAGATCAGACGAACCACGGCGAGCTACTACGAGGCCGCCGGCGGGTCGGCCCAGCGGCTGCTCGACCACGCCGACCCGGCGACGACGCGGAAGTATCTGGACCCCCGGATCGTGAAGGGGCAGGCAGCGCCGGACGTCATTCCGCCGATTGCGCGGCCTCCAGCAGCCGCGGGGTGACTGGCGTCGTCTTCCGCACCTGCCCCCAGTCGATGTATGCCTGGGCGGCGAGCGTGGCCGTCCGGTGGCCCAGATGCAGCGAGGCTTTGCCGGGGGCGACCATCTCGATGTGCGTCGCCCCAGACCTTCTCAGCCACTTGCTCGTGCCTGAGAGGCCGCATCTCTTGAGATGGGCCTTCATCACGCTCATCGCCCGCCGACGCTTGCAGACCCACCCCAGGATCGTCCCGTCGGGGGAGGCTGCCAGCATGGCCCCGACGGCCTCGAGGCACGCCGGCGAGAGCACCTTGACGATCGGGTCGCCGGTCTTGTGCTGCGTCCACCGGAGCGTGTCGCCGTCGATATGCTCGCGGGTCATGGAGAACAGGTCGCCGCGGCGGGCGCCGGCTTCGTAGCCGAGAAGAATCCACGCCCGCAGGAATTGGCCGAGGCTCGCGCCGCTGCGAAGTCGGGTTGTGTCGCATTTCGACGTCATCGCGATCGCGTGCCGGAGCTGCTCGACCGTCCACGCCTGCGTCGGCGGCTTTGAGGTCTTGATGCGCATGACGCCTCGGGGCTGATTTTCGACGATTTCGTTCTCCCAGGCCCACCTCCAGAGCGTCAAAAGGACGGTTCTTTCGGCCCGGCAGGTCAGGCTCGAGATGACTTTCAGCCTCGCCTGGAGGTAGGCGTTCACCCGCTCCTTGGAGATGTCGCGGCAGCGGCCGGCGATCCTGGTGACGTTGGCGGCGTAGGCGACTGAGACGACGCGGGATTCAAGGTACTTGCGGGCGATCTCGACGAACGTGATTTCCATGTTGTGTAGGCTCCCTTTCCGTGGATGGCGGGTAGGCTACACGACAAGAATCCGGCGTCAAGCGGTGCGTCTCTCGCCGCGATAGCGCACTATGGGCGGTCACGCTCGCGGAGCAGGGCGTCAGCCCATGCGTAGGCCGCCCGGCAGACCAGCTCGCGATAGTAGTCGCCAGCGTGAACGTCGTCGTAACCGCCGAGCATCCCAGTCAAGGCAGCCGCCGCGAACTGGTCGCGAAGGGCCGCAGCGTCTGCCGCTCGCTGCTTTTCGTCTCCTCGCTCCAGCATCGCCCGATGGGCGATGATGTCATTGGTCGTCAGTCCCATCAGACTCTCCCTTCGCTCTAGAGCGTCGTTCGTTCCAGCAGGCCGCGCAGCGTGGCGGCGTGCCGCTGGTGCATCGTGTCAGGCAGAGCGTCGCAGTGCGCCGCCTGAAACTGAATGGCCTCACGCTCCGCGTCGGTGAGCCGTAGGCGGGCAATCTCCTCCTGCAACTCCTCGTAGGATGGCGTGTCTACGAACCGCCCAATAGGCGTTGGCTTCATGTCTGTCTCTCTCTGCGGCGTATCGCGTCAAACCAACAGGCTCGTCAATTCGTGCGGGATCAACGCCCGAATCTCCTCCACCACGCGCTGCGTCTCCTCGCTTGGATCGCCGTGTTTGAGAATCGACCGGCAGCGGTTTTCTACCAACTCCAGTGCGATCAGAGCCTCGCGCCCCGCCAGAGCGTAGCGATGCTCCCGCTCGTCGTCGGGGTCGCTCAGGTCGAATTTCAGGAGTGCGTGTGCCATGTTCCATACTCCAGAATCAAGAACGATCCCGGCGGGGTCGCAAAACCGGTTTATCTGTCCGGTCGCTGTCCGCCGGGATCGCCCAGATTGTATCCGAACTCATACGGAAAACGTGTCGTTTTTGATACGTTTTGGGAACACGTTTCGGCGTCGTGTCGCAGGTATTCCATTTCTGGAATATTGCCCCTGACGCAATTATTGCGAAATACAAAACCTCTGCACTTGCGCCGAACTACCGAGCCTTCGCTCTTCTGATTCAGTAGCGTCACTCAGTCCAGCCGCTCGGCGGCGTTGAGTGCGGTAGCGGAAAAGTCACAGGCTCGCCGCGCTTGGGCGACCTGTATTTTTCACCTTGCGGCGGCATCGCGGGCAGCGGCATCCAATGCGTGACCGTCTGCGGCGAGTACGGCAGGTCGGCGTCTCCCCACCATTCGCCGCTTCTCAACATGGCGACGGTCATGTATCCGCCGCAAGCAATGAGAACGTCTTGATTGCCTTCCGGCAGACGTTCTTTGACTGGAATCCACTCGGGGAAGGCGTTAGTCTTCGCCATAGCCTTGTCTCCTATCTCAACTAGGGGGCGGGTTAGAACCGGCGGCGGGCTGCAATCCCGTCGCCGGTTCGCATTTATACATCGCCCAATCGGGGGAGGCAAGTCCAGCCAAAATCCCGACCGTCTCTAAGGTGTATACGGTCGCGCCGAACTATCCGGAGATTCCGGATGGTTGCCGTATGTTGTGGGGAGACGGCACTCACACAATCGGCTCGTCGGGCGGAAGCAACGCAACCGCGTCGGCCAGCGGCACCACTTCGATTTCGTTAAACCGGCTGGCGTCCAGGTGCGAGAACCCGGCAGCGTAGATGCCACCAGACCCAACTTCCGCAATGATGTCGGCGCAGTGGTAGTACCTGCCATCGGTTGTCGGGCCAGCTGGGAATACGGTGAACTGCGGGCGGCCATGCTCAGACTGCACAGTCACAAGCCGGTCACGAAGATCGGCAGAGAAAACGAGCGCAATGCCTCGCAACTGAGCCAGCGACAGAGGCGATGAGATAAGGTCTGCAAGCGTCATGGGATGGCCGCCGCAATGTCGGCATAGAAAGTGATAAGCCGCGTCCGCAGAAGCGCGAAGTCGATATTCGCGCCCATTGAGTACCATCGCAGCCTAGCGTTGCTGAATATCGTGGAAAACGACGAAGTCCGAAAAACGTGAATCGTCCCGTTGAACGGCGCGGCGCTGGTTCGCGTGCCTGCCCCTGTGGAGTTGGCACCCCAACGCATAGTAAACGTGCTGCTGCTGTTGCGAGTCGATCCAATCAGTCCTGTGGTTGTGTCTGTGGCTGCCCCTGGCGACTGAGCCGATCCGCTTTGATTGCGAAACTGCAACGAATTACCACTAGCGAAAATTTCGCTCGCCCCAGTTCCGCTAGCGCCTGCGCCCATCATATACAGCGTGCTTCCGCTGGTTTGCGCGGTGTGAATTTCGATACTCATATGGAAATTGTCCTGAGCAAACGTGTTGTTGTTCACGTTCGTATTCAAGAATTTTGTGTTGGCCGTGCTCCCAATCAGCCCCGTTTTGCGGTCGTAGTCCCCAGTCACGAAAGCGTTGCTGGTGGGTGCCGTGCCTTTGAGCGCAACGCAGCACCCGGCAATCGTGCGAGGCCCAGCGAGCAGGCAGCAATGAGACAAGGCGGCCCACGTGCCGTCCGTTTTGCAGCCCAACACAAAGTTGTCGATGGCTTTTGCCACATTGGGCTCTAGCGGCTGCCCGTCGGCGGTTCGCACGGCGGCAACGTAGGCGCGGGCGTCGGCGTCGGTAGGTGTGAATCCCGTCGCTCGCGGTCTTAACAGCCTTGCGTTCATCGCCATCGTAGTGCGCTCTTGTGGTGAGAGAGTGCGGCGAGCGTTAGCTCTTGAACATCACAAAGCCGGTCGTGCCCGTGCTGTTGGTCGTGGCAGACACGATCTTCAGGAACTCCGTGCCGAAGACCTCATCGGGCAGGCTATAGGCCCGGCCCTCGGTGCTCGAAGGCGCGAGCGTGAGATCGGCCACGCTGCCATCGACCTTGTAGAGTCGGCGGAATGTTCCGGCGGGCGTTGCGCCGACCCACATCTGGAGCGTGCTGGCAGCGGTCGAGATAGTGCCGATGGAGAGGATCGCACCGGCCACGTCACGCATGTCGAGCGTGGTGGCCAGGCTGGTTGCGGTATGCAGCGTGATGTCGAAGTCGCGGTACTTGCGGCTGATTGTGGCGTCTGACATTTTTTTCTCCTGTGCCTTAAGCGTATTGGCCGGTCGGTTTCACTTGCAGACGCCGGAATCG